AGATGATTGGTGCAACATTATTATTGGTGATGTCGATCCTGATGAGGAGATTGTAGATTGTTATGTAAATGGCTACATCGACAAGTGGTGCGCTAAAACCGATTTTGGTCAGAACGTTGAGTGAAGTATCTCAAAAACTAAAAGAGCAAGACTTTATTGAAAAGTGTTATGACTTAAAACATTTTATTACAAGTCATACATCCGATAGAGAAACTCGTGATAACATTTTAAAAGTTATAAAAGCAATGGAAGTGGCTAGTGGTTTAAAGTTACTTCCACTTATTTTAAAACAAATGGAGGAGAAATAATGTTAACTAAAAAAGAAGAAAAAATAATGAAAGATTTTATGGATATGATGCAGAAAAAAGGTTGGAAACCCATGAAATCAGAAGATGGTTGCGCATGGTTTGGAGGTAAAACTCATAGCATGTTAGCAGACTATCTGCCCGAAGAGGCATTAAAACATAACCATGAGGATTTAGATTTCCTCGTTATAGGATGGAGCGCATAATGAACATAGATCAACGGGTAAAGGTTACGATGCTGAAAGACCAATCGGCGGTTGAAGTAGGCGGAATAATCATTGGCAGAACATACGAGGAAGAACCTAAGTATGACGTGCAATTGGATTGCGGGGAACTGTTATTAAGAACTAAGGAAGAAAATATTAAAGGTGATTAATAAAGTTACGAAGCAAACAAAGATACGAAAATATGATGGTGTAGCCCGAAAGAGAAGGCAAATATTTTGTCCTGAGTGTGGCGCACCATCACTTGTTTATACATTTAAGTGGCAGACAAGGGAGTGTCCCGAATGCCATGTAACAAGCCCTAAGACCGAATGGGAAGTCTTAGGCTAACCAGAAGGAGAGAAAGCAATGATAATTCGAGATGAAATTATAATAGAAGCACAAAAGGAATTAGATGAATTAATAAAATTTCGAAATACATATATGATGAGAAAATATGATGAGGAGTATAATGAGTATCCTGCAAAAAAAGGAGATAATTTACTTAGGCGGACAATAAATTTGAAAAGGAAAGCACTTTGTGAATTATATATAGATAAAATGAAAAGATATTTAGAATAACCAGAAGGAGAGAAAGCAATGATGAAAGTTTGTTGGACAATAGTAGGAGTGTCATGGACATTTCACGTTTTACTCTTTATTTACATTGTAATGTGTGCAACAATGTAAGTATTATGAGATTTTTTAAAAAGCACAAAAAAAAGAAAGCGAGAAAGAAAATGGGATTAGAATTCTACCTCTGTATAGCACTAGGAAGTTTCCTAGTCGGTTTATTATCATAAAATGCTAAAGGCTGATGGCTTCGATGAGGCGATCATAGGTGTTGGTAGTCGGTGCGGTCAGCCCGATATAATAGCATATGACGTAAATAAATGTATTAAAATTTTAATGGATCAGGGGATGACCGATGAGGAAGCTATGGAATTTTTTGAATTCAATGTAGTCGGCGCATGGGTAGGAGAAGAAACCCCGATTTTTGTGAGAGAAATGTATGATGACGAAAACTGAATTATTATTTGATTGTATGGAAGAAGCCGTACAAAGAGCGAAAGAATTTGCCCAACGGGGAGCAACCCCCGACCAGATAGCAAAAGATTTGTACCCCGATAAGTCTAGTAAATCGTGGGTAATTACTGTGGCCTTGATGACGACCTGGTGGTATAAACTGAGGTCGGCAGATACCACAACGACTCCCGACCCGAAATAGTCTATACTACCCGAATGTTTGAATATAATTGTACATTACGAAGAGTTGTAGACGGGGACACAATCGATGTCGATGTGGATTTGGGATTCAAAGTTACGTTATCAAACGAAAGAATTCGCTTACAAGGAATTAATACGCCGGAGTCAAGAACGAAGAATAAGGAAGAAAAAGTTCTTGGTTTGGCTGCGAAAGCACGGCTTAAAGAATTGCTTCCGAAAAAGTTCGTCGTCAAAACGGTAAAGGATGGCAAGGGCAAGTTCGGGAGGATCCTCGCTGTACCATTTGTAGACGGCGAAAACATATGCGAAAAATTAATTAGTGAAGGTCATGCCCGAGAGTATCACGGGGGCAAAAAAGAATCGTGGACTCCTTGGAAAGTACAACCTACAAATTATCGTTAGTGTTCTATAAAGATAGCATCTAGCTCGTAACCCATTGCCTGCAGAAGTGATTCTATTTTATAAATGGAAGGTTCCGAAATTTTTTTTCGTTCGTAGTTTTCTATAGTGGACACCCCGACTCCCGACTCCTCAGCTAATTGAACCCGAGACATTCCCGATTGGTTACGTAAATCTAATAAGATTTGTGCCCAATGTTCTTGTTTCTTAGGAGGAGAATCGCCCATAAAAGGATCTTCTCCCCACGCTTTTTTATCTACATTCCCCACACGTTCTCTCTAGTTAGGTGTTGTACGACTAACATCAAACTGCTCAAGAATCCCATTAAAGGATTCTTCTTTGCCTAAAACAATCCCGAGAGTTGTGTATTGTAGTTTAGCCATTAAATAACACATTTCCTCCAGGCCCATTGCTTTATCTGCTCCCCCAAGTTCTAAAGCTAATCGAAATAATAACACGACTTTATTACTATTATTGAAATTTTTTTCTTTGTCTACGAATTCTGTCAATCTTTCGTAAAATTCGTTAACGCCGGTATAAGGGTCATCCATTACTTATTCTCCTAATTTTTTACGTAATTGCTTGACCAGTGTAGCTTTTTTTCTTCTACGGTCTAGCTCTATCCCGACTTCCCTTCCTTTTTTTTCTAACTCTACTTTAGTCATATCTTTTAAATCTTTTTTCTGTGATGGAGTAAACCATCCGTTAAGCCATTCAAACATTTGTATTCTCCTCAGTTAATTAAACCATTCTTTAAGTTCTTCGCCCATTACTTTACTTGCTATATCCATCTTGTTACGCAAAGACTTAACAATCTTTTCATCAATTGTTTTCTCAGCAATAAGATCAATATAAGTAACGTGCTGTGTTTGGCCGATGCGGTGGCACCGGTCTTCTGACTGCATACGTACTGCTAAGTCAAAACTGTTTGCAAAATACACCACCGTGCTTGCTTCGGTAAGAGTAATACCATACCCTCCTGTCTGCGGATTACCTATGAAAAATCGCGCATCGCCTTTTTGAAATTGTTCTATAGCCTGACTCCGGGCTTCATCAGTTGTGTCCCCAAAGTAAGTTACCGTGGACGAGGGTCCGTATACTTTTGTCAATTCAGCATGAATTCTTTTTATGTCATAACGAAAACGCGACCAGATAATAACTTTACCTGACACATCCTCCAGGCATTGCATTAACTCAGGCAGACGGTTGTCTTTTATTTCTACTATTTCCCCTTCATCAGTTTTAGAATGCCCGGACAATACTTGTTGCAAACGTAAAAGTTGCGTCATGACATTGGGTGCCGTCATGAATTCGGTATCACTCAAGTATGATAAAGCGTATTCTTTTATCTCCATATATATCCGCGATTGATCGGGAGTTAGTTGGATGTAACGTTGTGTGTAGATTTTTGATGGTAGGTCTAAACATTCCGACTTCATGATACGCGAAGAAAATGTTTTTAATAATTCGGCTAACGCGTCAAGGTTTCTGTATCCTACTATTAAGTTAAAAGAATGTGTACCCATCGTACGTTTTTTCATAATAGCGTAACGGTATTGATACTGATAATAATTGTCACCAACATCTCCTAATAACTTAGGATCTAAAAAGTTACATTGCGCCCAGAGATCCATGGGCGATTGTGTAACGGGAGACCCGGTAAGAATTCTTTTATATTTGGCGTGCCGTCCTATCTTTATAATAGCTTTAGTACGACGAGCCTTTGGACTTTTAATAGTTGTCGATTCGTCTACTGCAAGCATAGCCTTTGATTTTTTTAAGACCTGTTCCAAGAACCGTGTACCTTTGACGGTTGATAAAGCTTCTATATTCATTACCAATATGCGCAAGGTTTCTGATACGTTAGGGACTAAAAAAGATTCCAATTGTTTTTTCTGTTCACGTTTAGGAGTTGATGACCACATAGCTATGTCACGTTCAATACGGTCAGGAAGATGTGTAGGTATTTCTATGCGCGCCCAATTACGGAAAACTCCTTTTGGAGCAACGATTACAAAGGTATCAATATGGTTTAACTCGTAGAGAATGCCTGCATTATCGATGCAGACTTTAGATTTTCCGGTACCCATCTCCATAAAGTAGGCCCAATTCAAAGCTTTCCACGAAAGTTTTAAAACGGCTGCTTGATGGTCAAAAGGTTTTGTCTTAAACTCATAAGACATATTTCTCACTTTCTTTAAAATTTCTTATTAATATAAACAGAATAATTGTAATAAGTCAAAAAAATAGTTTACAAATAAAATTAATGAGAGTAACGTAATAAAACGTTAACAAGAAAGAGAGAACTCAATGGCAAACAAAGTCTTTGTAGCACAAGAAAATCCCCGCGTAGATATAATATCTGCAACGAAATGGGGGGAATTAATTCCTTTAGCAAATTTTAATGATCAGCTTCATTTAAATACAGGTCGTTTAGTTGCGCAGATAAAGCGTAAACTAAAAGGGTTTGATGATGAGGATTGGTTATTAGCTATCGGGGACCCCGCTATAATAGGAGTTGCTTTTGCCCTTGCTAGTGATTTTAACTCAGGTAGAGTTAATATTTTAAAATGGGATAAGATTGAACGTATCTATTACCCTGTTAAGATATCTATCCGAGGAGGAATCGAAGACATTAACCTTTAACCTGAAGAGGATATACTATAATGACGGAAAAGAAAATCGATGTTTGGAGTGAGATTACAGCTGATGCAGATGCATTTAACAGTGTAACTACGGACGGAGGACAAGAGCTAAGTCAATTAGTACGAACAGCTTCCGCTATAACTAAGGACATCAAAAACTTAGAAGAACAAGTTAAGCTACAGAAAGCTAAGAAACAGCAGTATGAGTTTGATTTGATCCCTGCAAAAATGGCCGAGATGGGCATAGATAAGTTAGAGGTAGACGGTAACACCGTTTCTCTATCTACATTTGTGCAAGCCTCGATGCCTAAAGATCCAATAGATAAAGAACGTGCTATTGGTCATTTACGCGACATTGGCGCAGAGGATTTTATAAAGAATCAAGTTCAAATATCTTTTGGTATTAACCAAGATAATTCGGCTCGCTCTTTGCAGGCGGAACTTGAAGATAAAGGGCACGACACCACTGCACGAACATGGGTAGAACCATCGACGTTAAAGAAGTTAGTGCGTGAGCGTGTGGAAGCTAATCAACCAATTGACCTAGAATTGTTTAAAGCATACGTAGGTCAAACAGCTAAAATTAAAGGGGGAAAATAATATGGCTGAAAAACTACCAGATCTAATGAAAGCATTCGAGTCCGACGTAGGAAGTGGATTTGAAGAAGTTACATCTTCGGATATTCAAATTCCATTTCTAAGGATAATCCAGGCACTTAGCCCGCAACTTAAAAAGTCTGATGCAGGTTTTATAGAAGGTGCTTCTTCTGGAGATATCTTTAACACTGTAACCAAGAAGACATGGGATGGAGAAAAAGGTGTTGTTGTAATACCTGTGTTTTTCCAACTTAAACTTCTGGAATTTATACCACGTTCTCAAGGGGGAGGGTTTGTATCTGAGCTTTCGCCTACTTCTGATGATGTGCGTAAAGCAGTGCGTGATCAAGAATCAGGGCTTGAGCTTTTAGAAAGTGGTAATGAGTTAGTGCGTACAGCTCAACACTACGTAAAGATTGTACATGATGACGGCAACTTAGAGAATGCTATTATTGACATGAAGAAAACCCAACTGAAAAAGTCACGTCAGTGGATGAGTATTATGACAATGCAAAAGCATAATGGTAAAACGTTGCCTATGTTTGCTAACACTTATCGTTTAAAATCTGTTGAAGATGGTAATGATAAAGGTTCTTGGAATTCATGGTCAATAAGTCATGAGGGACAAGTGTCTACTATGGAAGCTTATGAAGATGCGAAAGCATTACATACGAGTGTCAGCAGTGGAGAATTGAAGCCCGCTCTTCCTACTGATACCGACGACGTTCCATTTTAGAGAGGATAGCCCCCATTTTTTATAGGTGGGGGCTTCTTTACGATGGAGCAAGCACAAAAATTTTTAGAATTATTCCGGGGATTTAGTAAAGCCCACGGACAAACTGAGGTTATGAACTCTCAGAAGAATGGTAAACAGCAAGCTAAAAGTTTCATTGTTAGGGAACCGTTAACAGTAGAGCTTGTTCAATTGCACCTAGAAGGAAAGAAAGGTGTAGGCAGTATACCTATAGATGAAAATAATCAATGCTTATTTGGCGCATTGGATATTGACGAATACGATTTAGATTTAGTAAAATTATTTAAGAAAATCAAACAGTTAAGGCTACCGTTGACCGTGTGCCGGTCTAAGTCAGGTGGTGCCCATTTATATATATTTTTAAAAGAAAAAGTTTCAGCAACAGAACTTAGGGATAGGTTGTCAGAGTTTGCATCCGCTTTAGGATATGGCCAATGTGAGATCTTTCCTAAGCAAGAAGAGGTTATAGTAGAACGTGGTGATGTAGGAAACTTTATAAACCTTCCGTATTTTAATTTTAAGTATACAACACGATACGCTTTAAATGTAGAGGGCGATGACATAGGGTTTGAAGAATTTTTACATAAAGCAGAAAAAAATAGAATTACATTAGAAAAATTAAGAGACTTACAAGTGGGAGTGAGCGAAAAGATATTACCTCAAGGTCCTCCATGTTTACAACAACTTACAGAATATGGAGTGCCTGAAGGGGGTCGTAACATGGTTATGATTAATGTAGGGCTGTTCTATAAGATGTCAAGCCCAGAAGCGTGGAAAGATTTATTAGAAAAACATAATCAAGAATATTGTACACCACCATTACCTGCAAAAGAAATGGTAACCATACAAAACCAATTGGAAAAAAAAGAATACTTTTATACTTGTAAGCAAGAACCTTTACGCAGTCATTGCAACAAATCTATGTGCCGAAGCCGTAAGTATGGCATAGGAAGTAGCCAATCGTTTCCTACTATTGGAGGATTGAGCGTTGTAGAATCAGAGCCACCTGTTTGGTTTATTGATGTAGATGGATCACGTTTAGAATTAAGTACACGTCAACTGCAGATGCAGGTAGATTTTCAGCGCGCGTGTATGGAACAAATGTATAAGATGCCTGCGCGTATGAAAGATGCGGATTGGCGAGAGATGATAGATGTTTTGTTAGAAACAGCAACGCGTATTGCCGTACCAGAAGAGTTAACACAAAAAGGACAATTCCAAGAACTACTTGAAATGTTTTGCACCGCACGTCTGCAGGCAAGAAGTCCAGAAGAAATTATTACCGGCAAGCCGTGGACAGAGGATGGGTATACATATTTTAAGTTAAGTGCTTTACAAGAATTTTTAAAGCGTCATAACTTTACGATTTATACACGCGGTCAGATCACAGAAAGATTAAAAGAAATGAACAGTGGCGGAACAGCTGACAAGCAGTTTCGTTTTAAAGATAACAAGGATAAGTGGCAAAGTGTCCGGTGTTGGTTTATTCCTGAGATTAAAAAAGGTGAAGTGGATCTTCCTGCTGTTACTTTTACAAATGATGAGGAACCACCATTTTGAAAATCGAAAAGACTATACTAGGCCCTCCAGGATGTGGCAAGACACAAACAAACTCTAATCTTATCCAAGGATATATTAAAGAAGGTATAGAGCCACAGCGTATAGCTTGTGTGTCTTTTAGTAAGAAAGCCGCAAGGGAAAGTAAAGAACGTGTCTGCAATGATTGGAACATACTTGATGAAGACCTACCTTATTTCCGTACGTT